CTTCCCTTACCGGCGGTCGTGATGTTCTCGAGGACGACGTCCGCGACGCCCTTGTGTCCGACGCCGTCGTAGAAGATGGACTTGACGTCCTTGAACGACCTTCCGGGGTTCATCTGGATGTCGAACAGGTACATGTTGTACTTGGAGGTCGGACTTCCCTGGGGTGTACCATCAGGGTCGCTGTCGACGTAGGTGATGTTCCTGATCTTCGCGGTGCCGATGAGACCGGTTGGGGCTGTGATCGTACCCGAGCTGTACGGGGCGGATGTGGAATTGGCTAGAGTCAGGTAGTCTTTCGGGCTGCTGTAGAGCTTGACTTCGCTCACCGCGCTGAAGTCGAAAGAGCCGGCGAGGTTGTCCACCACGACGTAGCTGCCGTAGTTCATCGCGACGTTGGTGCTGTTCTTTACCTCGGTGTCGATGCCCTTGTTGAGGGTGAACTGGTAGTTGCCGTACGTGTTGACCTTGTAGCCGTCGATGTAGGCGGTACCCGGATCCACCACGACGGTGAATGTATTGGCCCTGAGCGCTTGGTTGGCGGTCGACCTACAGGCCACGAGGAACTTGTCCGTGACGAAGTCGCCCACGGAGTCCGCGGTCCTCTCGGCCATCTCGTCGCCGATGACGGCATATGCCGTGCGCTGGCTCTGCTTGTACGGTACGCCGTCTGAGAACTCAACGATCGAGAAGAACTCGACGTTGGACTTGGCCTCGTCGGTGTTGACGACCGTCAGCTCTGGGAGCAGGCGAAGTCTGTCGGCGCCGGGAGCGGTGAAGTTACGGGTGCCGAGCGCGTTGTCAAGCAGCTCGGTGTCCTCGAAGGCGTCAATGATGTCCTCGGAAGTGGAGAATCCGACAGATACGTTGTTCGGGAACACGTTGTACTTGCTGACGACGATCGTCTGCTCCGGAACGTTCAGGAAGTACCCTTTCTGGTACACCACGCCGTCGGACACGCCGAACGCGTAGCCGAAGCCGACTGAGTTGGCCCCGCTGTAGACCGTGATCTCGGCGCTGTAGTTCTGAGCGGTGAGGTCGACACCGGCGCCTCCGGTGGTTGACCTGACGGTGGCGTACGGGGCGATGTAGTAGCCGCTGCCGAAGCTGGTCATGCTGATGTCGGTCACTCTCTGCGAGCCGTCGGTGGTCAACACGGCAGCGGCGCCCGAGCCGATCGTCTCGAGGATCGTGGCGGTGACCGCCGAATTTGAAGAGCTCTTGAGGATGTCGTCGCCGGCCACGAAGGTCCAGGCGTTTGCCGACTTCGTCGAGTCGGTGAGATCGGAGGTGACCGGCCTGAGGACGATGATGGTCTTGTCAGAGTACGAAGTGGTGTCTATGGAGACGACCACGGAGTTGGCGCCCGTGTTCACCTGGGTGAGCTGGGTACCGACGCTGATCGTTCCGGTGATGTCGGTGACGGCGATGGCGGAGACGAACACGACGCTGTCGCTGTTGGAGTACCCGGTGCCCGCGATGTTGATGAAGACGTTGGAGACGCCGTAGTTCGGGTCCTGTACCTTCAGGACCTGGCCCGAGGTGTAGGCGGTAGAGTTGCCGTCGTCACCGGAGTTGACGTACCTGAGGTAGAGGGTCTTGGTATCTGGGTCCGTCGACTGGAACCCGTCGGCGTAGTCCAGGACCATGGCCCTGTGATTGTTGGCCGAAGAGACCATCTTGCCGTTGAGGGCAGAGATGTTGACCGGGGCGCCGTCGGCCTGGAGGTCCTCGATCTTGATGTATGGGTAGCGATTGAAGAACGAGAACGTGCATCCGCGGATGATAGTGCCCCTCTTCAGGACATTATCGCCGAACTCCTCGATCTGGTTCTGCAGAATGGTCTGCAGCTCGTTGAGCTCTCTGACCTGTACCGGCACGGAGGGCTTGAACAGGATCTTGTAGTAGTTCTTCTCGAGTCCAGCGGCTCCCTCATCGAAGTACGGAGATACGCTCAGGTCTGTCTCAATTGCCATTATTCGTCCTCGGAATTAGTAAGAGAAGATGATCTTGAAAGTTTCTTTCTGACCGGCGACCCTGGCCACCTTCTCGATGTTTTCTAGGTAGATGATGCGTCCGCTATTGTAGACCAGGTCCGGTTCATAGCTAGATACGATGTAGGCGGTGTCGTCGCTGTTGGCTCCGATCACATTCTCACCAGTATTTATGTACCCCAGCTGGTTGCTTATGTACATTATCTTGTCCGTGCCGTCTTCCACGATGCCGAACAGGTTTCCGTGCGAGTTGGCTGCGGATGTCGGCTGGTATATGACTTCGTCCTCTTCGAAGTCGTCGTTCGTGATGACGAAGTACTTCCAGGTCTGGTTGAACGTGGAGAGAACGGTCGTGTTGTTGGCGACCTCGATGTTGTCCACGACGCCGGAAGCGCCGGTCTCGTATCCCACGAGCCTAGAACCGGAGTCGAAGGGCTTCTTCAACCCGCTGACCGCGACTCCGCTGAACAGGTCGTTTATGACCGTGGCGTTGACGGAGACGTTCGCCAGGTAGATCTCGCAGTCGTTGCAGGCGAAGCCGCCGTCGCTGTCGATCGTCAGGTGAGTGGAGTTCGTGATACCCGTGATCGTGGCGAGCTGTCTCAGGGAGCTCCCCACGATGTAGAGGATCGTGTTGGCTTCTAGCTGGTCGAAGTACGAAAGGGACGCGCTGACCACGTTCGACGTGGTGTTGATGTTGACGTCGGTCGCGAACAGCCTGACCGGGTCTATCTGGTACACGGTCTCACCGCTGAGGAACGTCGTACCGTCCTTTGAAGAGAAGTTGACGGCGACGTTCGAGAAAGTCGGGTTGATCATCACGCCGACCTGCCTGAAGTCGTTCACTTCCGGGAATCCGTCGGTGTTGGCGAACGTGACGCTGAAGCAGACCTTGGAGGCACCCATCTCGTTGTTCGCGTCATACCCGTGTCCGCCGTACGGGCCGATGATCGGCCTGACAGTCGCCGGCGTGAACGGCACCACCGGACTCGCGTACACGAAGGCCGTGGCCGACTTGTATCCCTCACCCCTGTCGAGGATCTCGACGTAGTCGATCGTGTTACCCGTGGCGTTCACGATGGCCCGCGCAAGGGCGTTGATCGTCTGCGTGAAGTCGCCCGTGATCTTGACTTCGGGTGTGATCTCGAACTCGGACGTGATGTCGATGTTCGGGAGGACGTCGGTGAGAGTGACGACTCGATTGTTGCCGTAGACGTCGTAGCTCTGGATCTTACTGTAAGACCCGGCGCCGTTCCCGGAGACGATCTTGAAGATACACCCGATGTAGAAGTCGTCGATGTTTGACGACTGGTTGTTGGAAGACACGTCGTACTTCCTGGTGCTGCCGAAGGCGCCGTCGATGGCGTCGTTCTTGCCCAGGGTACCGTAGAGGTAGTTGTCGAACCTACTGCCGGCGTTCTCTACCTTGATGACGTCGATCCCGCCCTCGACGGCCGAAGAGGTGACCGACGCGTTGGCGACTACCGGCATGTAGTCGACAGTGGCGAACTTCTGCCAGTCAGCAGAAGGAATGGTGTACATGTACTTCCAGATGTAGCCGTCAGAAGTACGATAGATCTCGTCGAACTCAGTGATGTCGTTCTTGTCCGGCGCCACCGTGGACGGAAGCCCGCGGTTGTTGTCGAGGCACTTGAAGACGTCGTACTCTTCGCCCCTGGAGACGTTGACGTAGAACTTCTTCGTCATCAGAGCTGAGTCGGCGTCGTCGTATATGTCGTACACCGTATTGGATACGTAGTCGTGTCTATCGATCATTACCCTGGCGTCGTTGCTCGAGACTTTCTTTCCGAAGAGCATGTCCTCGTATACCTGGCGCTTCTGGGCCTCGCTGTCGGCCGGTCTCAGGACGTCGTCGCTGTTGTTGGCGTACTGGGTGTGCTTTCCGGTGAAGACGTAGTACACGTTTTCCTGCATGGTGACGACATCTTCGACGACCTCTCCGGCAGTGAAAGTTCTTGCGTCTTGGGTAATGATCTTGTAGGTCATATTTTTTCCTAGGCTACATTAGCTACTAGATTTGCGGATTCCGGTAGGGAGATGTCCAGCGCCACGTCGTTGACGGAAGTGAGAACGTAGGTCGAGAACATCTTGGTACCGGCCAGGTGCATGGTCGAGTTGAAGTTATCCAGGTACGTCTCTCTCGGTATCGAGGTCTTGATGTCATAAGAGAATTCCTGGTAGTAGTCACCATCGAATAAGTATTTATTGTCGCTGAGGAAAGACGACCTTCCGTTGAAGCTGCCGTCGGTGACGCCCTCCTTGATGAGCTTTACCTTTGCGGTGCCGGCGCGCAGTCCGTCTTCCGAGAGGAAGGTCGCGTTCTCGTCGTTCTCGAACCCGAACCCGGACGCCAGGATCTCGAAAGCACCGACGATGCCGTTGCCGGTCACGACGTCGGTCGAGATTTCGGCGTTCAGTCCTATTCCGAGCGCGCTGTCGTCCTCGGAGATGCCCACGATGGTGGCGGTGGCGCCGCTCGAACTTCCTGTTATGTCTTCGCCCAGAGTGAACTGGGTTGTGAGACCGGAGCCGTCGCCGGCGCTGAGCGGCAGGTTCTGTCTCCTGACGTACATCACTCTCGGAACGGAGGTCACGATCTGCTTGATCAGACCGACTGCGCCGTTGTTCTGGGTTATCTGCTCTCCCACGGCGAAGTTACCGGCGGTGTTGGCGTATGTTATGACGTAGTCCTTGGCGTTAAAGCCGGCCACGAAAGGCTCCCTGACGAGGACCATCGGGGCGATGTTGTAGTCCTCGCCTGGATTCTCGGCCACGATCTTCGTGAGTCCGCCGACGAAGCCGTTGATGTCGCTCAGGACGTCCCCGATGATCCACTGGATGGCACCGGCCTGGTTCTTGGGGAAGTACCACGGGATGCCGTCCGTGGGAGTCAGGTAGTAGTTACCGGAAGAGTTACTGGACGAGTTAGTGGTGACGGTGATGTGAGTCGAGTTGGGGACCGACACCAGCTCGTTGAAGTCTCCGAGGCCCGCGCCCGATACCCACCAGTTGATGCTGGTGTTTATGGTCGACGTTCCGGCTAAGTATATGTTCGCGGTACCTGTAAAGCTCGCAGTCGTAGAGAGGTTCATCGACGTCGAGTTGGTGATGGTGGCCACGTTGGATATGGTGAACGCCGTCGAGTTCGTGTACACGCTAACAACTTGACCTACAGTAAAGCTCGACGTATTCGTGTTGAGGACGCGGACATTTCCGGAAGTGAAGCTGCCGGCAACGGCGCTGCCGTACCTGGCCACCAACAGCGCGTTCGTGTTGGAAGTGCTGTTGCTCGTGAAAGACAGCGTCAGCGAGTTAGAGTAGGTCGTGGAGTTCGACAGTCGAAGGTCCATGAACGGCACGTTCACTTGGTTGTTGGCACCCACGAAGTCGGTGTAGAGGCTGTACGTCTCGGCGTACGCGAACACGTCGGAGATCTCGAACGTGGCGTTCTTTCCGGTGGACAGGGCGACCAGGTTTGCCACGGTGTTCGACCCCCTGATGATCATCTCGCCGTTGCCGTCGTATGTGTAGCCCCTAGTATAGATCCTGTTGTTGCCGGTAGAAATGAAGTCGTTGGTGATGTTGGCGACGCCGATGTACCCGTCGTACGAGTCCAGGTAGGCGGTCTGAGAGGACTCGACTCCGTTGGCGAACTGCATGTGCACGTTGACGGTCTTCCTGAACACCCCGGTCGTGTCCGCCAAAAGTACCGTGAAGGTATTGGCAGTACCTGTGATGCCGCTGATCTTGCCCCTGGCCGAGATGTCGTACCCGCCGGTGTACAGCCTCCTCTGAGTCAGGAACTGACCGACTTCGAAGTTCGTCGTGGAGTTGCTGACGTGGAGAGTGGCGGTGTTGCTGAAGGCGATGACGTTTCCGGACGCCGTCCTGTTGACGACCGCGGACACGTTTATGGAGAAGGTATTCGACGGGCTCCAGAAGTAGGTGTTCGTCTGGGTATTTCCAGAATCGACGTAGACGAACAGGTTGGCTGTCCTGGCCTCTAAATTTGCGATCTCGTTGTCGACCACCTCCACGCTGGAGATGACTCCGCCGGTGGAGTTGTAGCTCCTGAGAACGGTACCCACCGCGATGGTCGCGATGTTCGTGGAGGCGTTGGCGTCGAGGATGATAGAGTTGACTAAAGAGTTGGTACTCAGGTAGACGTTGCTGAAGTCACCGGCGGTCGTGCTGAAGTCGAAGTGAGTGATGTCAACCTTGTCGACGAGAACAACAAGGTTCTGAGTCGTCGAGTTGACCGAGGAGTTGCTTATCACCACGCCGACTGAAGAGTTCGTAGAAGTGCCGTCTACTTGGTACAGGGTGGCTCCGACCGAGTACCAAGTACCGGAGGGCTTCTGGACCAAGATGTACTGACGAGAAGAGTCGAACCTGTAGTTGAGGTTGGCGAGCGGCTGGTAGACCTCTTCTAGTAAGAAGTAGGATGACGCCCTGTATGGGGCCTTGTCGGGGTTGTTGACGGTGTAGTCCACGGTCACGTCCTTGATGGTCATGACCTTGTCAGACACGTAGACCGTGGAGTTGGACGTGTATCCCCAGCCGCCGTCGTCCAAGTTGAAGTCCACCAGTCCGGTAGAGTTGAAGACGTTCGCGACCCTGGCCAGTGCCCCGTGCCCGTTCTCAGAAGTCACCGTGACGACGTCGCCCACTCTGAAGTTCACGCTGCCGGCAGTCACGTCCAGACGACTCAGTGAGCCGACGATCCTCGGGCGCTTCCTGTCCGAGGCGGCCAGTCCGTCGTAGGTCAGCTTCTCGTTGTACATGAAGTTGCCGACGATATTGGATATGAAGAGGAGGTTGACGTACGTGTTGCCGACTTTCTTCTGTACGAACTTCTCGGCGAACGCGGTGGCTCCGGAGCGGGTACCGGTTATCTTCTTTCCGACGAAGTCGTTGATGAGTTCGATGTGCCCGATCTCGAGGTAGTTCCTCTTGATCCACTCGTTGTCGGACAGCCTGAACAGGTCTGTGGCCGGGTAGTATATCTCAGCGGGAACGCCGTACACGAGCCTGAAGAAGAGGTCCACACCCCTGTCCGTGCCCTTTGACCTGTAGAGGTCCTGCACGTGCTTCACGAGGGTCCTCTTGTCGACCTCGGTCACGAAGTTCAAGTATGGCAGGTACTTGGACTTGAAGTACTGGATGTAGTCTTCCGGGGTCTCGTCGATGTCCCTGTACTCTTGGAGACGCTTGGCGTGTCCTATTGCCTGGTCTCCCTGCTCGAGCCAGGTGTAGTACATCTTGACGAATTCTACGAACTGCGGGTAGTTCTCCCTGTAGTGGAAGGGAAACTGCGCCGGGATGTATGGACTTACTAACTTCTCGTTGTTCATCAGCTGTTCCTGATCCCGATGACCTCGATGTTGACGTCTTCGGCCTTGATCTCGAAGTAGTCGCTCCTGGTGAAGTTGACGTCGTTAGTCTCCGGTAGAACGAAGATCTTGATGGCGGCGCCAGTGTAACTACTCACGTTGAAGTTGGACAGCTTGATCAGGCCGCTCTCGTAGTCCACCGTACCGATCTCCTTGATCGTGGTAGTGGTTCTTCCGCCAGTGGCCGTCACGATCCTCATGCGCCCGTTGTTGTCGTCCTCTAGCCTGCAGAGCTTACCCTCGTACACGAAGTTCGTGGAGGTCACGACCCTATCCTTCGTGGACGGGTGAACTCTACCCAGAGTCGGCAGGGTATTCTTGAGTGCGAACGAGAAGTCGACTGTATGGTTCTGCTCGATTCCCAGAGTCGGTCTGATCGTCTTGTACGGTCTGAAGACAGCCTCGTTGCTGGCGATCGACGGGTGAGTTCCGTCGATGGAGGCCAAGAGGTTGCTGAACCTGACGGTGATGTTGAAGTCGTTAAAGTTGGTGGCCGAGTAGTTGACGATCGTGTCAAGGACGCGCGTAGAGATGTCGGCGCCGGTGAGGTCCGTCCTGTTCTGGTCGTACCTGACTGTGACGTCCAGGGCGCCGAACGTGAAGGTCGGGTCTATGAAGACCGGCTCGAGCGTGACGGGCATCCTAGTGCTCAGCCACTTCTTGAACTCTTCTTTCTTGTAATCCGGGATACCGTCGAAGCCGAATAAGTCCACCGCCACGAAGACTCGACCGTACTGCGGTGGATTGATCTTCTCTCCGCCGTACACAGCCAGGGCATTGATCTCTGGGAACTGCTTGCTCAGCAGGATCTTGTAATCGCTCTCGGTGATAGCTCGCTCCTGAGTCTGGTAGTGACGCGGGGCGTTGAACCTGATGTCGTCCAGGCTCTCGTGAACGGCACCGCCGGATGCCCTCTTTATGTTTCCATCGGAGTCCCTCTGGGCGGTGACGGTTACGTTGCCGGTATCTCCGATGTTCCTGTCGTTGGTGAACTCAAAGGCGCCGTTCGGGAGTTCACCGCTGCAGACCCTGTACTCGGCGTAGATCGTGGCGCCGTTCTTCGGTCGCTTGCCTATCACATTGTTGCCGAACACGATCTCGTACCTGTCACCCTCGGCGGCCTGTAAGAAGAACACCTCGGACGTCTCGGTCAGTCCGAGGAACGAAGTTGCGAGACGGTATGTTCTGGCGTTGTCGTCGTCCGACACTACCACGGTGAGCGAAGTCGTGTCCGCGGTCGGATTTGAGAGCATGAATCTCTGGCGCTCCAGGGCGTAGTTGCTGTAGAACGTGTCTACTACGTAGGTTCCCTCGAAGATCTCGACGCCCCGAGCGGTGAACACACCGTCGACTTGATCGGTGATTACCGTGTTCTCGGCCGTCACGAACTGGAAAGTCTTGGAGTTAACTCGAGTGGAGAACGGCTGGTTCTTCGGTATGGTGACGAAGGTCGTGTTCGAGACGGGCGTCACCGCGATGTCCACGATCGCCTTGGATGACCTGAAAGACCTCGGCGTGTAGTTGAGGTCCTTGACGTGAGACGCGATCGAGTTCCTGAGCTGCGCGCTGTCCAAGAACATCTCGGAGAAGAGCATGTTCAGGTAGAAGGCGTTGTGATACGTGTTGTACGCGAGGATGTCGTTCAACACGCTCATGTTCGAGCCGTCGAAGTCGTAGTCCTTGAACAGGGCCTGCTGCTTAGCGTAGGCTCTCAGAGTTTCCTTGTACTT